TCGCCGATCTCTCGCTCGAGCCGCTGCCGATAGAACGGGTTGCCCTCGCCCTTGAGATAATCCCCGGAGGCATAGCCCTGAAGGTTTTCAGATGCCGCGCTCGGGCCGACCGATGCTTCGCCTATGCCCGCATAGAGCGGCCGAGTGCCTGCGGTGTTCCAATTATTCCCGGCTTGCGCGAGCTGGTTGACGCCCGACATCGTCGTACCGGACAACGGCGCGACGGTCGAGCCCATGTAGGTGTTGCCGCCGGCACCGCTGTTGTAGAGCTTGCCAGCGTCGGTTGCCGACTGCGTGAACAGCGGGGTTGCCCAGGCAGGAGGCGAATTTTCCTGGGTGGTCTTGGAGGTTTTGCTACCCATATGATATGACCTTTGACTGGAAGTCAGCGGCTCAGAGAAACAGACCCATAGCTCAAAGCTTTAGAGCGCCGAGATATTCGGAGGATGCCGGTGGCGACAAATCCGGTTGGGTCTAACCTTGCGGTGCAGCTCTTGAGCGGGGCGAGACTTCCCGGCGGAGGATTACCGCATATTCGTAGTATCCGAATTTCTTGAGCGCCCGGAGCCACGCGCGAGAGCCGATGGTAGCGGTCAGGTCCGCCCCGATTTCATCGCACCACGGATGAATTGCGGCCACCATTGCATCAGCGCATTCGGCCCAGCGTTCGCCGGCCATGTTGGTCAGCGTGACGATCTTTTTGCCGGTGGCGTCCACAGTCCTTGTGTTGGTCATGCAGAACGACACGAAGCTGTCGTCGTCATCGAGGATGAGCCACAATTGCTGAGCGCCCTCGATGCACTCATTGGCCAGGGATTCGAGCGTGCAATCGTCGGGAAACTTGTCGGCCAGTTTTCCCATGGCCGAAGTGATTGCCGGGCCGTAGGGCTCCAGCCGTTCGAATGGCCAATCACTGGTATTGACGGTTTTCACCGCGAGCCCGCCGGCTGCGAGTTCAAAGTGACCGCCTGTGCATGGGTCCACACCACGTCCTCGGGAATCTTCAGCTTGAACGTGTGATACCGCGCCCTGCTTCTGCCTCTGACAATGCCCGTGTTCGTGGATTGCGCCCGGTATGGCGCCCAGATCACCGGATCATCTATCGAGCGCCGCATGCGGGCGCCTATCGACACCAGCGCGGATTGCGTATCGACCACCGGAACGATCTCATGGAGCCGCGTCACCGTCCCGTTGTCCGCGCCGGCCTCCTGCGTGGTGACAATGGCTTCGGCGTTCGGCCCGGAATAGAAGCCGAGCCTATGATCGGCATCCAGCGCACCCATGACGGGAGCGCCGCCCTGCCAGACCTTGGAATCGAGGCTGAACGGCAGGGCATCGAGGCTTGCCGAGATGGCGTCCAGACCCTCCAGCGTATAGCCGAGCGTGCCGGATGCGAGCGGGAACAGCACGTCCTGCTCCATATCGATCTGGGTGAATTCGCCAATGCCCCAGTCGTAAATGATGATCTTGTCGAAAGAGTCCTCCGGCGCGGTGTATCTGACCGCAAGGTAGTAGCGGTTGAAAAACGGGTCTATCTCCGCGAAAAGCGAAGCCAGGTCCGGCCCGCTGATCCTGCTGAACACGGTGCGGTCGATCTTCTCGAAGCCGATCGGCAGAATGCTTCCGTCCGAATTGAGCTGGAACAGCCCGCCGCTATCTGGAAAGATCGTGAACGAACCCCGTGATGCAATCGCATACGGCGCCGCGGCGCCCCTGTTGTGGTGGATCTTGGCGAAGGTGAAAATCTCGATCGAGCCCGGCACGAACGTCCCGGCATAGATCGCCCGCTTCAGGATGACGAACGGGTTTGTCGCGCTGCTCGAGCCTTGCACCACGCCGCCATCGGGGAAATCCTGATAGTCGGAATTGTTGGTGCCCGGCGTCCATCCGGTGATATCGTTCAGGGCCGACCAGTGGACGCGGTTTTCATTGCCGCTCAGGTTCATCAGTGCCAAAAAATCGCCCCACGCCTTGACATAGCGTGCGCGCGGCGGGCTTCCGGCAAGATCGGCAAAATTGGTCGATACCCCGATCTGAAAAACCTGTGGATTGTCGTTGATGTTGACCGCGACGACATAATTGCCGAACTGTTCGAAAACCCAGCGCTCATCGACCGTGGAGGCGTAGTTAGCCAACGCCTGGTTCGTGACAGTATCGAGGTCGAGCGTAGTGTAGTTCCCCCTGAATGCCGTTGTCGCTGGCGTAAAATTGGCCGTGTAGCGCGCGATGCCGACCGAGAGCCGGAATTCATCGATCCAGCCGACCCACGTCTCCGCCGTCACTTCCCCACCAGCACCGACACGAAGCGCGTTGGCACTGTCGTTGATGGACCCGGAGATAGCGGTTGCGGACCCTTCCTGCACGCCGTCGATATACAGGAACAGGAAGCCGCCCGTGCGGACAACGGCCACATGATGCCAGCCCGTGTTGACCGCGTTGGTAAACTGCGTCGTGCCGAGGACGTTGAACGTCGCCGCGCCAACCGCGACGTAGGCTTGGATCAAGTTACCCACCGAGCGGCGAATTTGGAACGACGTGCTAGCAACGCTCTCCGTATTGTTGTTCTGCCCGGCCAGACGCACCACAGTACCGCCGGCTGCGTTACAGTTGAACCAGCACTCGATTGTAAAGTCGCCCGTGCCGAGCGCAAAATCGGCATGGTCAGGCGTCGTGATCCAGTCTCCGGTTCCATCAAATAACGCACTAGCCCCGCCGAATTTGCTCTGAGCCGTATCAACCTGAGCGTTGCCGGCCGCAGTCCATGTATGGGCCGAGCCTCCGAGATTGACATCCGTGAACGTGGTCGAGGCATCCGCCCCGTCCATGTGCAGCATGATCTTGGTGAAGGAATCGTTCTCGCCGGTCACGGCGGGATCGGTCGTGGTGAATTCCAGCGCCGTGTTGCCTGTGACGCCCACGAGATACTGAGTATACGTTCCATTCGCCGTGACAGTCGTCCCAGAGACCGGCGTGCCGCCCGTGAACGTCGGGGTCAAGCCACCGGCCACGTAGCCGGAAACCGTGAAGACGACCTTGTAAGTGCTCCCTGCCGCGATAGTCTGCGTCTGGCTGAGCCCATCCCCATGGGCCACGGCCAGCGCGTGGGCCGCACCGCCCGAAATCGTCCAGCCGGTGTCCTTCGTCCAGTTGGTATCGGCTGCAAACGTGCCGGTGAGGATGCTATCCGTTCCGAGCCTGGATACATTATCCCAGCCCAACGTGGTGCCGTTGAGCTGGTAAATCTTGTCAGCGGTCCCGACGAAAATGACGATCTGCCCTGCGGCATTGCGGGCCGAAAATGCGCCCGTTGGCTGCGACGGCACGGCCGACGAGAACGGCTCCAGCTTCGGGAACGGGATATAATCGGTTGCAGCGCACAAAACGTTCTCGACATCCGAGGCGAACTGGCTGTTCAGCGCAGCCACATCCGGGCGCCAGCGGGCGAGGGGCACGGTCGGCATCAGAAGCACGTCGCCCGAATCCGGCCGGTCGATTTGCGGCTGGATGTCTCTTGCGCGAGCAGAAGGTCCTGCTCGTTGTAGTCGTTCAGCGCCTCCGTGGCCAAGCCAGGGTCTTTGATCGTGTTCTTGTAGAGCCGGTATTTCGCGCGGGCCTTGAGGAGATCGTATGCCTCGGTCAGCCATGCGTTGGTGTCGGCCGGGTCCGAAAGCACGATGAGCCTGTATGGCCCGAGCTGCAGGCGGATCGTGTAGACCGTTGCGCCCGGAACCGGATAGAGCCTGATCTGCTGGTTGAAATAGGTCCAGCAATAGGGCTCGCCGCTCGACGCGCTGTTGTCGGAAAGCAGTTCGAGTTCTTCGGCCGTCTCGCGGCGAATCTCGGTGCGCTGCCCGCTGGCATCCTCGCTGAAAGCCGCCTGGATGCGGACCAGCGTCGGGATATTGGCGTTGTCAGCCACGCCGTACCATTCCTGCCCGGAGACGGTCACGAACGTCACGTCGCGGGTCTCGTTGAAATAGTACGTCGACCGCTCGCAATCCCTCTGGGCGCCTTGCACGGCCTTCAGGATGGCATCGCCATATTCCCCAGTAGTATCGTCGATATCGTCCGAAATATCGGCTGTGAGGTCGGAAAGGATGGTCATTTGGCGCCGATCCTCTTGGGCCTGCTGGCGGGCTTGTTGGCGCGCGCTGCCCAGGCATCTACAGCAGCGTCGGAAGCCGACGCTGTGGTTTCGGCGATCTTCTCGTACATCCAGCCGTGGGTTGGATGGAGCGCGCGCACGACCGTCTTTCCATGCGCCTTCCCGACGCGTTCAACCTCGAGGAAGTTGGCACGCTTAAGCCTTCCGAGCATCGGGAACGCCCTTGCAGTGTTTCACGTGGAAATAACGTCCGCGGCCGACTTCCTTGCCGCACTTCGGGCAAACCTTGGCCGACAAGACGGGCACCGGAGCGCCCGCCTTCTTTGGCTCATCGAAGTCGACGAGCGTCCAGTCGGTTTCGTCCATCATCACGGCCCGGACAGTGCGACGGAGCCGACGTTGACGATGATCTGGCCGCGGCCGGCGCTGTCGAAGTGGACCATCAGGAATTCATCGCGGGCGTTCAGGGTGGCAATCGTGTTGGTGCCGTTGAACGTGCCGCCGGTCAGTGTGACGGTATGCGCCGCGGTGCCGGTTGCCGACGTATCCTTGATGATCATGATCGTGTTCGGAATGACGGTATAAGTGGCCGCGATGACCACCGAGGCGTGGTTCAGTTCGACGTGTCGGGCGGTCGCCGGGATGACAGCGGTTGCCGTCAGCTCGATCGCATAGCTCGACACATCGGCGGCTTTGTTGACTTCCGCCGCCGTGGCACCGAGACCGGTGCCGAGGTTCAGTTCAGCGGCAGTGGTTGTAACTGCCGTCCCGCCAAGGATCAGCGATTCGATCGAGAACGCTTCGTGCTGATGCTGGGTTTGAGTGCCTGTGCTCATGTGAGTTCTCCTTGAAAAGGAGGGGCATTTGCGCCCCTCACATGGGTTACAGATCGTTGTCGACGACGAACGTGACGATCAGGTCACCAACGAAGGTGTCGGCAGCGGTCAGGACCGTATAGGTTACTTTGGTGTCCACGGTCTGGATGATGTTGGTCGTCGCGGCGAGTTCATCGAGCGCTTTGAACCCTACGGTTGCGACATCCAGCAACGTGGCATAGGCGTTCGGGTCGGCGGTCGAGCTGCCGTCAAGGAAGCCGACATCCAGAGTGATGGCGGCGTCCCCGGTGATGACCATGACGCCACCGCCGATCACGATAGCGCCAGCAGGGATTACCCCCATGACGGTTTCCACGGCGGCGGTAGCAAAAGAGATACGCTTGCGCAGGTAGTGAACCTGCTGGGTGTGGTAGCTGCGTGCAGTCGTTCCTGCGGTTCCAGTGGCCATTTTTCAGCCCTCCTTTTTAGGTGTGAGCCGCAGCGTAGGTGCTGACAACGATGGTGCCGAAGTCTTCCGAATTGAATACGGTTTTCTTCATGCCCCAGACGGTCTGACACGAGACGCCGAGTTCGCGTTGGTAGTCGAAAAGCTCTTCGACCGTTTTGTACTTCTCCGGGGCGGTCTTCATCCCGAAGGCGATGACGCTGGACTGCGCGCCGAGCAGGACAGCCCGGCGAACGGTGGCGATCGTTGCGGAGGTGTCCGAGCGGACGCCGGGCGTGACGTGTTCCGCTGAACGCAGGATCACGTTGTTGTAGACGCCTAGCGAACCGTCGAAGATCGGGTTCGACGACCCGCGCTTTTCGGCCGCCTTCTGGATGTCGAGCCATTGGCCGGTCGACGTGTTGGTCCGCATGTCCGTGACCTGGTAGGGATGCATATACATCACGTAATGCTTCGCCCCGTCGATATTGACGGGACGAATCTTCGGGTTGGCCGTCTCGGCCCTTTCCTTGGCCTTGTCGATCAGATCGAGCGTGAAGACGTTGGTCGACGTGAGCGCCTGGTCGGTTGCCGCTGCCGCCGCCCGGATGACCCGGTTGGTGGTCGGTGCTGTCGGGACGTTGAACCCGTAATGCACCGGCAGGATAGTGACGGTACGGCCTTCAAACAGCATGGTCGGCGCCGTGTAGCCGGCCCACTGCATGAACGCCATCATCGACATGCGGTCGGCGTACCAGTCGGTCAGACCGGAGTTGGCTTCCTCGCGCATGCTGAACGGAACGCGCTGTGCGTCGATGGTCTGGTCGTTCTTGACGCGAACGGCGTGCGACAGCTCGTTGATGTAGAGGGCGTCCGAATAGGTGGTGAGCGCCTCTTCGTTGCCTTCCTGGGTCTGGCCTTCCGAGACGCCATCGCCTGTGAGCTGCGTGCGAAGTCCAAAGGTGACCTTGTCGCCCTTGCCCTTCTGGGTTTCGTCCTTCAGTTGGATGATGCTGTTCGAAGATTTCCCGATCAGCGGCGCAATGGCGGTTGCCTTTGACACCTCGACCGCGAGTCTCTTCGACCACAGCTTCACCGCCAAGGCGTCGTTGACGCCATAGGAGGTAGTGCTCATGGTTGAAAATCCTTGTTGCGGGGTTGGTGAGCGCTATGACGCCGCGATCTGGCGAAGGCAGATTTGACCCTCTGCAGAGGTTGCCGGGATGACGCACCGGCTGGCGAAGGGACGGTTAGAGCCTGTCCAGAGGCTTTAGGAC